CGATTCTTGTCATATCTAATCACCTTATCCTTATAATTGTATTTTTCTTAATGAATCTCTTATTTTATGGTAATTCACACAGCTATATTTATTTATCCCTCTGGGATCTAATTAAACGAATTTCTTCCCATAGGCTAATCCCCTGTTGCTTAAGTTTTCTGTATATTTGTTGTTTCTCTTCATAAAGTTGATGTTCTTCATTTTCAATTGCGACTGCGCGCTGGATCAGTACTTTTTGCTCGTCTGAATGTTCCCCAAATGCTTGAAGCGAAAGATTCATGGTTCACCATCCTTAAGTATCATGTCTCTATTTCATAAATGTTTTATAAAAATAGCTACCACGTACAAGATCTTTATTTAGAATTGATATGTGGTAGCTATCTTGGCTTTATAAATTATCCGTTATATCCATATTCACAAAGGATTACAATCTTTTCTCCGCTTGGAGTAGTATAGTTACGTTCATCTGTTTCATATTCGTTGCCCCAACCATCATAAGAAATCTGATCACCCCAATCATTTTCTACTGTTGTTTCTCCGCTAACCCATTTATCGTATTCTTCTTTAGTCAGAACCAACGTAGAATGATAGCTGCTTGAGTTAGTGGCAAATCCCTTTTTAATATTCCGCAAAAATAGTTTAATCATATAATCATTCTCCTTTTAGTTAAATGTTTTTAAATTTCCGTATTTTCTTACTTCACCAAAAGCTTCAGTGATGTCAAAATCTTCTGTGATCTTCCCTTGAAATTCTAAATTGTAACTTGATTGAGAGTAGAACTCTTCCACACAATCAATGTTCATGGAATACTCACCCTCTTTGATGTCATAGGTTAATTTGCTACTTACTTCCTTAACCACATCGATATAGTCTTTTACAAATTTTGTGTCACATTGAAGCGATACTTTATTCTTAATTATGTATTCGAAAATTTCTTTCATGCTCTCAACGTGCACTGGTGTAACATTCTTACCTCTACCATTCGTCTTGTATCCTAGAAATAGCACATCGCTTTCTGAAGACTTGTCCCCAACCTCAGCCAAAATCTTGAGTAGCATCTCTTTGTTATACAGGTCTGGAATTACGTGAAAACAAATTCGTGATGGAATGTAACATTCGATTTCTTTAAGACTCTCAACGACTTTTTTTATCTGTCCTCTGCCTGTAATTGAAATCCCAATTGCATCTAAATGCGGCATCACCTCTTTAACCTTGTCGGAATAACGTATAACACTCTGCCAATTCATTGTAATGTTCGAAGAGTTCAATCCCTGTTCTCTTGAAAACTTCAAAATTCCTATGATGTCTGGATGCTGTAATACATCACCTCCTCCAAAAGCAACCTCAGTAATTTCAGGGTTTAACGACTTAATTACTGTTTTGATTGTTTCTAATTTTCCATGCACACTGTCTGAGCGAGAGTCTTGATAGCACCATGTACAACCAATATGGCAAACATCCGTAAGTTTAATATCTACTAATTCAGGATGTTCAGGATTTAATTCAACATCAGGAGATTCAGATAGTCTTAGTGCAACTCTTTTGTTGTCCTGGTAATCAAGGAGTATGTAATAATTACCGTTCTTAATGAAGTTATTAGTCATATATCCCCCACATATTTATTTTTAATTTAATATTCAAAGCCTACCGCTAAGTCCTCCAACCAATCCTGCTACAGTAAGCATTGGGTTACGAGCGCTTAACTCGTTTATGATTTCTCTTTTAGTCATCTTCTTTTGCTTTTGTTTCTCATTGATTTCTGGGTAAACGTCAAGTTTCTTTCTTCGATTTGCTTCGCCCATCTTCTGATCTCCTCTCCTCATGAAATTCTAATTTCGTGGGATTATTTTTGCTCAAGTTGTTTAATTTGATCTTCTTCGTATTCAATCATATTTTTAGCAATCTTCAATAGACGTTTGCGGTATTCTATATCTGTCGAATCGTTCCCCCATCCGATAATATCCATTGAATTCTGATATGAAATAAACATTCTTGGATCATCGGCATGATTTGATTTCGCCACTATGACATTATTGCAGTGGTTACCTACACCATAAGAATTGATATTATATCTCTCAATCGATCCGAGATGTCTTCTGATCCCATTCATGCCCTCGCTAATCTTTTCTACAAACTCCTTTGGACTTTCCTCAATTTGACTAAAGCCATCATTCAAAACAGTAATTGTTGTCATATATCCCATTTCTAATCCCTCCACAATTTTATATGTTGATAAAACACAAATTTCACGATCTTACTTCCTACGTTCGATATGAAGAATATCTAGCTTGACTGCTCCCCTATGGGATATTTCGCAAACATGATTAGGATCAGTTAAATCCCGTAAGCATTCGGCAATATCCTCCTGATTCATATAGTCGTAAGGATTAAAAATCATATTATTTCGGTTCCGTTTACCCTTTCGCCAATCAATGATTGTATACAGGCAAGTACGTTGAAGGTTAAAGGGCTTGGTGCAAATTGCAAACAGTTCGTTTGCTGCTCTTACTATGTATGGACGTTTCTCCACCCCTAACCAAACTTTGTCTCCAGTCTCCAGCACATTAAACGATGATGTGCTCATTCTTGGGTCTCCACTCTGGTTTTGATTGATAGAATGCCTCCACAAACTCCATAAGCAATTCTTTTAGTCCTTCTCGTTTTAGCAACTCAAGACTTTGAATTTGATCGGCAGTTCCGCAGAACATTTCCCAATTTTCATATAAATCAACTTCGTAATAAGAAGTCCTATTGGGAGTTTCAAGTTCTTTGCAGCCATAAAATTTCTCTAAAACCTTAATTACATTTTCTTGATCCATGCCAAATGACTCTTCAATTTCAGAGCATTCATATTGAATGAAGGCCACAATAACGTCGAAGGTATCAAGTGTATACGGTGCTGACACCCAATATTTTCTCGGTTCGTTATCATATGTGTGAGTCAAGCAATAAAGGTGATTCTTGCTCGTCTCAAGTTTTTTCTTCTTTGATACCTTATCTACTACTTGTTCTGATGTCTTTGACAATTAACTCATCTCCCTTAATTTCAGTAAAAACCATCTTTAATTAAAGTTTAGAGGCTCTGTATTTTATAAACAAAACCTCTAATTGTGTCAGCAATACCATCTGCAGTTTGAGTCTATGTATTATAAATATATTGCTGTTTTGTTATATTTATTTTGATTTATACATTTCAGTTCGGCACATATTAAATGCTCCAAAGAATTGTTTGCCAACATCATTGATCACATAAGCTTCTCCATTTAAAAAGTCTGAAGGATTATCATTGTAATACATTCTTTTCACCTTATAAACATTCCCCTCTGTAACATCCCCTCCCCGAAATAGTATTTTTATAATTTTGACGTATTCTGCTTCTTCCTCTAATTCTGTTGGTTGTAGTTCCGAGGTGTCTATTTCAATTTGAGAATCTTGCAAGCGTACATCCCCTCTCGTTTACATATTCATATTAATATTTTTAGTTTGTTAAGTCAATAGTTATTTTTAGTTTATTAAACTTAATTATTTACCCGGAATTTTAAATATTCAAACACTTCACAAAGCCTATGCAAAAAAGAGGCTTCTGTTAGCCTCTTAATCATTAATAATTCCATTCCATAAAGCAAAGCTCTTACCCGCGTCATTAATCTTATGGTTAAATTGCTTTGTCATTTCCATTGTTTCCTCATGTTTTCTTAGTATGATAAGACACTATATGATTCTTCAATATCTACTCTATACTCTCCGTGTTCTGAAGTTACTGGATATTTTGTTAATATAAAAATCACTTCCTCTCAATTTCGTCCTGATAAAACCTATATTTGACCTAAACTGGTATCTTATATTTATCCTCGTTCATCAATTTCATGAAAAACTCTGCCCCCAGATCAATCGGAGCGTCCTTCTCTCCCATAACCCCCCTGTTCTTGTGAGCAAGCAGACATCTTACACTATCTCTCACAACGAATTTAGCAGCCTCTTCCTTAATTTCTTGGCTGGTTATGTTGTTGTCAAACGCAAGAATAACTTCTACTCCCATTCGCTCCAATTTCAATACTTGGGTTTCACTTAATTCATGACCACCAATACTTACAGTGTTCTTAATGCCATAACTCCAAGCCTTCTGTACGCTCTTTTCAGCCTCGAACACAATTACCCTTCCTGACTCTTTGATAAAGTCATAGGTCTTGTCTAAACCGTATAGAATTTGACTCTTGGGGGTAGGTATTGGGAACCAATACTTAGGAATTTTGAGCTTCTTATAATCTAGTGTGGTTCTCCCTTTAACTCCAACTAATGATCCAAGCTCATCTCTAATTGGTATTGTTATACATTTGTCATTCACCGAATAACCAACTTCAAATAATCGCTGAACATCTACATTGATCCCTTCATCCAGGAACCATTGATTGGGTATTGGCAAATACATATTCAAGACTTGTTCATCTATTTTTCTCAATGGAACTTCATCATGGTGTTCTGATTTAGGTTCAATCAAATCTAAAAATGCAAGGCACGGATCAACTTCTTCTTTTACAGGTTTGTAGTCAAAGTAATAACTGTAGCCACATACCTCACAAATATAGTACAGCGCTTTTGAAAACGACATTTCTTTATAGTATTGTACGAGCGTAATAATATCTGGATGTCCATTTGACAGCTTTGGGATTGTTTCTGTATAGCAATTCACCAACAGTGAATCCGTAAAAACTTGAAGACTGGAGGGATTATCTCCCCCCGGTCTCGTAGAGCGAATCTCTGTATGATCTGACATTCGTTCATTAATGTGACATCCAAGAGATGTTAAAACATCAGCAACTTTATTGTCTCTTATTATGTTTTCTTTTAAAGTTTGAGCATCAATTTTATATCACCTCTTGGACTATTCTTTGTTTAGTGCCTTTCTGAGCCTTACAACTTCCTGTTCGGATTTCAATTTTTTGTTTTCTTTTTTAAGTCGTTTTAACTCTTTTTCCTCTTGGGATGGAACTAAATATCCGCGTTCGATCCACAGATTCTTACCTTTATCTACCTCGAAGCAAATTACGTCTTTGTCTTTCCCTCCACGGTTCTTATCCAAAAAGCACATATAATAATTCACTTGCATGTCTAATTGGCTAGTGGATTCTCCTACAAAGGGATCATTGGGATTGTAGATGACAAATTTATCATATTGATCTCTTGAAATAGGCTTTGCCATCATAAGTCCATCTGCAACGTGTTTGATGTGTTTACCGTTAGCAATAGCCTGGCTTGTAAGCATATCATTAAACAAACTGTCATCAGTCAACTGGAACGTTGACCACATTGCTATATTTAGTTCTTTTGCTACTTCCTTCAGCATATCAGCTGTTTTGACAAAAGACATCCAATCGTGATCAGGAGCCTTCATGGTATCATAAATACAAAGTTTGCATCCGCGTAATTGATGTCTTTTAATTTGACGTTTTAGGGTTAGTTCATCATAATTTCCCAATTCCAGAAAGTAGATGTTTGTGTTCTGTGCTATGTATTCTGCTGCCTCGTCAACCAGTTTTGATTCAACTTCATTTAATGCTCCAGTAACAATTTTTGTTTCGTCTATTCCGTCAATCCCCAATCTCTTCATTTGAATATCAAAACCGAATTCTGGATTGTTCAAGACACAACTTATCACCATTGCATCCCATTCATCTTCATCTTGCTCATTAGCCATTACCAATACTGGAATTTTCAATTTTATTCCTAGATAACACGCTATTTTTGAAGTGGTTCGACTCTTGCCACATCCAGAGTGCATCCCGAATAAATTAAACTTCTTCCCCCTAAGCCCTCGAATAAGATTGTTGATTATTGTGAATGGAATGGGAAGGCCAACATCGGGAGACTTTTTCCAATTCTTTATTTTCTCTGGCATATTTTTCCCCAACATTACAGAATCCTCAACACCACCGATTACAGTACCAATAGTATTGATTTGATATTCCATCCCTTTAATAATTTGCTCATTAGTAAGTTTTTCAAAGCCTTTTTTCTCCATCAGTTTTTGAACGGGGAATCCTTTTCGCTCAAATTCTCGTAGCAAGGAGTATTTTTTTAGCTTTTCGTAATATGTTGGAAAATCATCTAAATCAACCATTTTCATTAGGCGCTCTATGTATTTATACCCTTTAAGAAACTCATATTTAGCCTTTCTTTCTGGATCTGAGTACATATATATATTTATTTTAACTTCATTAATTTCCGTTCCTGCATGCTGACTATATAAATCCATTAAAGAATCATACATAAACTTATTTGAAGGTTGGTTAAAATCATATTTCGATTTAATTAACTCACCATAATCCAAAAACAAGTCTGGATTAGTATAAAAGCTACCAACTATCATTGTTTCTGTTGCAATATGTTCTATTTTAGATAATTCTTCTGTGATAGTATCACACCTTTCTAGTCGAACAACGTTGTAATATCTACTTCATCATGATCTCTACTAGCAACACGATGCTGTGCCTCAAAGATAATGCTATTCACATCTCTCATTGATTCAACATGATTGGCCAGTATCTCTGTCTCTGCCTTTTGCATAGATAACTTTTTTCCATCTTTAAAGTAGTTTTCAATATTGTTTTTGACAATAGCAAAGCAATATTTCAGTTCGCTCATTATGTTTTTAAATTCTTTGTTGCCTCTCGCCCATTCAATCTTTTCTGAACAGTACAAATATGTATCCTCAATCGTCTTATACGTTAAACCCTCTTTATATCTCCGTTCAATCTTACCGAACAAAACAGAGTCATTGCGTAGTTCCTGGATGAATGGATAGAATGTTCGTGGAAATGTAGCTACGCTTTGAAGTTTATGCAGTTTAACAATCGTATTAACGAGGCTATCTAACTCTTCTTTTTCTTTCAACTTAAATGCTTTATCGCGTAAATATCTGTCGTGACAGTATTCATTGTGATAATACTTTTTATCTGTTTCTTTGGTCATCTTATCTTTATGACCAAATTGCTCACATACAGGACACTTTAACAAACGTTCAGCCAACATATCGCCTCCTTTTAGATAACGAATTTCTCAAAGATAGGCAGACGAAGCATACCACTTTTGTAATAACCTCTATGCTTCACTAGACAACGCATTAGAGGCTGACAATATAGATAGTTCTTAGTCTCCTTAGTTTTATATCTTCTCATCATTTCATATCCAGCAATACGTTCATTCTTACTTGGGCCAAATTCCATATTGCCGACTATTTTATTGCCATCAGACAGCAACCATCCGCTCTTGCCTTTACTGTATCCAGCCAAATAAAACTGATCCATCTCATACGCAATTACCTTTTGCCACTTGTCACTGCGCTTATTGACCTCATATTTAGAGTCGGCTTGCTTTAAGACTACTCCTTCTAACCCCTGAGATTGAATAGCCTGGAAGTACTCCACGCCCTTGCCCTGCCAGTATATTGACTTTGTGTAGTATTCGTTTGATTCAAATGCTCCATCAAGCAGTTTTTTACGCTCTGACAACGGTAAACCAGTGACATCCGTTCCTTTGTACTTGATAATGTCGAACGCAACAACATGAGGCTTGTGTTTGCTCTTCTTGGATTTAAATCTCTCCATGGTCGCTTCAAAGTCTGGTTTTCCATCTGCACCAAGTACAATCAACTCAGAATCAAGAATAGTTCCTTCTGGTATTGGCATAGAATCAATCAATTCTGGAAAATTGGCTGTAATCTCATTTTCATGACGAGTATATAATCTTGGCCGTTCAATATGTGAGGGAATCAACCGAATCCCATCAAGTTTTAATTCCGTGAACCATTCATCATTATTAAATGGCTTATTATCCGCAGCATATTGTAGAAGCATTGGAGATACAAACATATACATCACCCACTAAATAGTATATCAGTTGCGTATATGCTTTTTTAGCGGTAAGTTATGTATACTAACTCTCATAGCAGTCATAGCCAAGTCCTTCAATTAAATGAAACTGACTTGCTAGAACATTTCCTTGATCATCAACTAGATTGATTTGTGATTCATATTTAGAATCAATATGTATGCAATATTCACTAGATAATCCATCTAAAGCATTAATAAATGCTACAACTTGATCATTTTTCATAAAGCCTATCTCCTTTTTTATGATTTGATAAAATACCTCTTTTATAAGGAAATATGGTCTAAAAAAGCCTTATATATCAACGTTTTTAAGTGAGACAATTGCAACTAAACTCACAAAATATGTTGCAAACCATAAAAGAGTTAACAATATCATATAGATAATTCGTACATCCTTCTTTGAGTTAACTTTTACGAACTCAGCAGTAAAATAAAAACACAGCATTAACATAACACTTCCAACAATTCTAGTGATTGTCATTGAACCGTCTAATTGTTTTTTAGGTATCGTTTGATAACCAAAAATCCAATGAACTGCATCAAAGTCTTAACAATCACCTGGCCCAAGATGGCATAGATCAGAGCATTCCAAGGAATAAAACCTGCTCCAAGTGGAGACAGTCCAATAATTACAAAGAGTGCTGAATCAATAGTTCCTCCTACTGTCCCACTTACGAGAACCTTTTTCTGAAATGATCCTTTAAGTCGAGTGAATACTTCTGTGTCAAATGTTTCAGAAAAGATAAAAGAGACAGCACTAGCAAATACAATCCAGAGTGTATCTCCTAGTAGCCAGGAGGAAACTGCCGATAAGATTAGCGCCAAAATGATAACTAGATATGTATTTTTACGACCAAATTTTTGTTGAACCAAGTCTCTAAAGATAAAGGTTGCCCCTATAAAGAATGTTCCCATTGGGACGATAAATCCCCATGCAGTTAAAGGCGTAAAACTTGCGGTGACAACATTTGCGATGATAATTCCCAATACGTATAACATAATTCTAATCATAAAATCTCTCCCTTATATTTTGTTTATTATTTTTGCAGCTTTAGTCGCATTTTCAATGGTTAAATCTGCAGGATGATATTCTTTATATTTTTGCTCCTTAGAATATACTTTCACCCATTTTTCTTGCTCTTCATCAACGACACTTCCCATAGTAGACATGATCTCAAATGAAGATGTGTCGCAACTTATATTTAGTTTATTAACATCCATTCCAGTCATCTTTAAAATTTCTTTTATGTGTGCAACCTCTTTTAAAACACTAAATGTTCCAACTCCAAATATATGTATGTCCTTTACCTTACTATTGTAAATAATGGGCAACCCTATTTTTATTGAATCAAGAAGTTTGAATTTTATTTCATTTACTCTGCCTGACATCGCTACTCCACCAAGACCAATGCAATCTTCTGGCGAAGCGATTTTTAATGTTTCAGTTAAACAATGGATGTAGTCTCTCAAAGTGATTCCTTGAATCATTAAAACTAGTTGTCTCGGCTTTAACTCTTCACGTTTGGATGCAAGATATTGATTAGCTTTAATCGTGTCTTCTACATTCCCTATATGGTCATATGCTACAATTCGTTCACTAACCACTCCTACCTTCTCTTCAAGTTTTAATTGACGTTTAAGCGCCTCTTCAACACTAATTCGGCTGTCCTTATCTGTGTCCTGGAATGCTCCGCTATCCATCAAAATTTTTGTGTTCGGGTTTTTAATTGTTACCCCCTTGTACTTAGGATTTAGGCAAACACATTCAGTAATAAACTCAGTATTCAGTTCCTTGGAATTCAATTTATCATTGCACTTAGATAGATAAAGTCTCAACTAATCACTCTCCGATGTTATTTTTTAGCCATTCAAGTTGCTTACCAATTCCTAACCCTTTCAATGGAATATTAACTTTAAATCCCTGCTGCTCGAGTAAGGGAACCAGATATTTTCGATATTTATCTCCAGCATAAATCGAGATGTCCGGTTTTTCGTTTTCACCAATTGCTTCGATAAGTTGTTTATAGACGTTTTTTGACCACAAAACAATTTGTTCTTTAGATAGTTCATTCAAAGTGTAATTATACGGATCAATCATTGCTTCTGGATCAAGCAATTCATGTAAAGCACTCAGGATATAGTATTTATCATGATGTTTTTCGGAGTACTTTCTTGACTTCTTAAATAGATCCCCGACATATAAATCCTTTGCTGCCGCATTGACAGGCAATTTGTTTTTTCCGCAACTAATCAGTGCCACTGTTTTCATATTAGTTCAACCTCTCATTTATTATTTGATGTAAATATTGTCTCTGTGAAATGCTAAGTATTCTTGATGCTTTATATCGAAATTGATAATGACATTTTTCTTTATTCCAATAGTTTTGATATCGCTAGAGGACAATGTTGGTGAAGTTACCATGTGCCCATCCTCTGAAAATGTAATTAATCCTTTATCAAACAAAGTATCGTAGTTTGGCATAAGCAGAATTCCATTAAAAACATCAAGTCTCTCTGCGTTACTTGAGTCTTTCCAAGGTTTTATGTGAGAAGCCTTTAATAGAGAATGCGTTTTACAATTAGTGATTGCACAGCCACCCCAATAATCTATTAAAGACGTTCTAAATTTCCCTTGACCTATTCTTGCTAGAGAAAGACTCTCTCTGGTTGTAATTGGATTTACACTTTCTAGTTCGAGAATATCACTAATTAATTGTCCTTCTTTGCTTGATAAATCAATCATCCAAAATTTTCTTTCCTTGTTGTCTGGAATAATTTCATTATCAGAGCAAAATTTCAAGAACAATTCTTCTATACGCTCGTTTACTTCTTCCTTCCCAAGAATCTTTCTAATTGCAATGTTTGTGTATCCACCGTGCTTACCAAAATTATTAATATGTTTTTCCATATCGTTGTCAAGGTATCCAACAAACCGACTAGGCACAAATGATATCGCATTATTCTCTTTTAGAAAAACGATGCATTTACCTTTCTTAATTATATCTGCGTAGAAATGATGGTTGACCGTATTTTTATATGCTTCAAGCATCGCAATATTATGTAATATTTCACTAACGTTCTCTACAAACACGAAATTCTTCCTCCCTGTGAGTCAGCTGAGATAAGCTTACCACAAGGAATTTGATCAAACTATACTGACATGTAATAATTTCCTGAAATCTGTTCTTTGCTATACGACTTTTTCAAACTTGGTTTTTTGAATTGTACTCGTTGATCCTAAATCGTTATTTACAATATACTGAGTGTCGTTTTCGCCAATCACTTTATATACTTCTCCCGTTGTCAATCCATCATAGAAATCCATTCCACCATTATATTTAACTCTCATTGCAATTCTCCTTTCTTAATAAAATGAGGGTTCCATCCTGTTCTACTCTACAATTTCCCAACCAGTGTCAACAAATTGAATTGCGTCTTCCCATACAGCCGTACTAATTATTTCATCGGCTTCTTCTGGTGTTTTACCTTCGATTTCTTCATCCTCAATAATCAACGTTCCTGTTTGTTTACTTTGAAATCCAATATTCATTGTCCAATTAATTTTCACTTCTCATCGTCTCCTTATTTAGCTTCTCTCCCATGCTCAACAACAAATCTCTAAAATGGTTAAAATCTCCATAATTTGAATATCCACTTGAATATGTATAAGTTCTTGGCTTAGTTAGATTGTGTCTCTGGTACTCTATGTATCTTTTCGCTTCATCCAGGATAAAGAAAAATGCTACTGGTTCATAATTGTCTTGCAGCCAAGATGCAGCATACCAATTGATTCCATAGACTTTAAAATAATCTTCATAGTTCGTTACAAAAATCTCATCTTCTTCTCCGTCTGAATTAGTAACAATGATGTCTTTACAATCCAACTCTTTGAATGGCACAATCTTGATTGGTGGATCTTCATTGCGATATTTATACCACTCTTCAACCGCTTCAACTTCTGAATCATGCCAAGTTTCATAACTTTCATCTGTTGTAAAAACCATATCCATCCCATCAAAGTGATCTGTTAAATCTTCATGATATGGATGATAGATGGGACGATATGTTTCCACTGCATGAATTGCGTTGCAAGTGTAAACATTATCATCAGCTCCTGGATACTGCTTCTTAGCAAACTCTTTCAGGAATTCTTCTTGCTTCTCAGTCAATTCAATCTCCAATTTCAACAATTATCAATCCCCTTATATCATTATTTTTATTCCTTATAAAACTGAGATTTTATCTTATTAATCCTGAGTCCATGCCTCGTACTCTTCTTTTGGCACTTCTCGCATTATGTATGCTTTCTTAGTTAAGATTCCATAACTTGAATTCTTTGAATGGAATGAATCAAACGGGATATATGCTTCAAGTAGTACACCGATATTATGATACGACGATTTCATTATCTCGCCTTTTTCATTGAAATATAAATAATTGCTACCTTTTGGTTTTGCTGCATTATCTACTTTATATTCAAATTCACTATCCCAATGACTTATGTATCTTCCATCAACCTTTTTTACAAATTTATAGAACTTTCTACCCTCAATAAAATCTCTCGCTTCAATTTCAATCGTCTCTTTAGGGTTGTAATCAATTTCTTTTAGTGTTCCGTTTCTGGTTACTCTATATGTATTTTCATTGATTTGAACAATTTTAACTGGCTGTTTTTGAATTCGTTGAATTACTTCATCAATATCTTTGAATTCGATATTCTTTGGTTCGATAAAGTAATCATCACTTTGGGTAATATTTGAAATTTTATCAAGGATCAGGTCAATGGAGAATTCTTCTCCTTCTTTAAGTTGGATCAACTTGTCGTAGTTAACTCCATACATTCCTCCAAGATGATTCTTTAACTCTTCGACAGTTCTAATTTTCATATCTATACATTTCAATGCAACCCTTAGAAACTCTGGTTTCGAAATATTATAGCCCTTTTCCTTGTATTTATTTACACGTAGTAGCGAAACAATGGGAAAATCAGTATTTTTATTGAACTTGAGAATTCTTTGAGAGTTATGTTTCAAGAAGTCATCGTGTAAGATAAATTCCTCAGTTTGAAAATCAAATGCTCCCATACAAACCGTGTAATCAAAACTGTCAAATATATCTTCGGCTTTCTCATAATATTTAAAATGAATAAATTGAACCTCAGTGTCAGCAACACGTACAAGTAATGCTTTTTCAGTTAGCGCATTGATCCAATCTCCACTGTCTTCCCAAACTGCCTCAATAATCTCTGTTAGTGAATCTTCGTTCCTAAAGTACACATCAATATCATTAATATCCCTGTTGCTGAATAAACTACTGATTGTTCCTCCGGCAATGAATACCTTCTGTTCCTTAAATACATTGACCAAATGTTGTCCCAAGTAATTGTAAAGCTTATTCTTTTCAAATTGATAATTCAAATAATCATCCTCCTATGTATTGTGACTCCTCTTACCTCTATAGAATAGCACTAATTATAATTATTGTATATAGTTATTTTTAGTTTATTAATTTCACTCGTCTACCTTATTAAAATAAAGCGTGGTCAACTATTACGAGTGAATTCATCGGCAATTCATTGAACATTCTTTTGGCTTCACTAAAACTTTTATCCAAACACTTCGAGAACAAGAAAAACGCTTCGTCCTCATATATTCCTCTGCCTTTTGCGGCTCGTAATTTCATCGAGTCAGTAAAGCCTTCCAATTTTACAATATTCTCTTCGTAAACTTTCACGGCTGTTAGTTCCGCTGCTCTTTCACTATGGTAGATGGCATCGGCCTTAATTAAAGCATAATAAGGTTCATTAAATTCGTAATACATTGTTTTCACTCCTTCATTAATCTCGCCACAATATCGATAAAATCGGGCTTTTATGTGCTTTTAGTGATCAAAAAGTCCAGTGTTTATAAGGGTTTTTCATCTTCGTTATTTGTAAAAATGACTATGATTGTATTTTTGATACTCAGGATCAATTTTATCAGCCTTGATATTGTCGAATAACCATTTAATCCCTTCTTCTTTACTTGAAAATTGATATCTGTCACCATTCTCATCTCTAAAAAATCTCTTTTCATCATAATCATATTCATCAAACCATTGCATACAGGCTAATGTCGCATAGCTATTGTAGGTAAATGGACGATAATAACATTCATTATACTTTTCAAACTCAGATAATTCATCCAATGTTTCTTTCGAAATCAAATTAGTCATCTCCTTTATTTTTTAATCAAATCAAGCTTTCATAATAAGTTCTACTCATCTATGATGCAGAACTTCTTCACAGTCTCAATGATTCCGTAAGGCACTCCAATCAACTTGACAGGCCCATTGTATCCTACATAGAATCTTCGCTTTCCCCACACAGCATACTTTCCTTTTTTAGATGTATAACATCTCAATAGACCCGTTGAATAGTGTCCGTCTATACTACTGCAGGAAATCTGGATGCAGCCATCGGGTAGTTTTTTAGAAATAAAATCGATGTATTCAACTTTAAGAACCTGGATTGGGTACATTTGATCACTGTCGGCATTGCTCCAATTGGGTAGAACATACTCTTGCATTCTTACCGCTCCTTTCCCTATGAAAGTAAACTTTTATTCCGACTCCCATTCAGTAACTTCAAACATATATTTCTTGTAACTATCAATTCTACGTTGATTGTCCTCAATCTGATAACCACCATCAGTTTCTCCATAAACTCTGTAAGGCTGATTTAATATCAATTGATTTGGTATTGTATCAACAATACATTTGATGGTTTTGGCATATTTCAAAATCTATTCTCCTCTCGTTCTTTAATTATTGCTTCAGATAGTGAAACAGAATCGTCTAGTTTATCGAAACTAGCTCTGAGTTGACTTATTGTCATTGTTGGCATTTTTATAGCCAAGCCCTTATATCGTTCTTTGACTTTGTTTTTATAAACTAAAAAGTAATCTTCTTGTTGATCAGTCATTAACTCTCCTCCTCTGATTTTTCTACTTGCTTAAGTTCTGTTGCCATCTTCAATGATTCATTTTTTATCCAATCAAACAATATTCTTGTATCTTTAATCGTACATATCTCAAGAAACTGATCAACTTCTATTTTAGACAACTTACTTTCTAAGTAATGCTGGATTTGTTTACGCTCAACATAAAAACTAAATTCGCCAAATTGATTATATGTAGTCAGTTGAATCTTGTCTGTCTTATCACTCATGATGAATCTCTCCATTCAATTTGGTTTATTTTACCTCACCATAATACTTTATTTGGGGCAAAGTATCTTGCGGTAAAATATTCCTGATGAAAGAAAGATTTCATAAGCTCATCAAAATATCTTGCCCTCTTTTATTTAACATTTCATGATCAAAAATCAGAAGTTTTCTTTCCAGGTCACTATTGTCAGCATCCCAATTTCTTCTTTCGTTGAAATGTATGAATTTTTCTTGTGGTAATTTAGGCAAATCGGAATCATACACCCTGCTTTTTAATACATAATGAACGTCTCTATTGGGATGTTTAATTAGAATTACATCAGGCGACCACATTATTGTTTTACTTGGAAGCGAGTTTTTAATTTCAATCAACTTTTCTCTGTCTTCAATAAATTCAATTTTCATTATCGTTACCTCCATATCTTAATAAAAGGAAAATTTCATCTAACCATCTTTGTCTTGTCAAAAATCAAAATCCCATCAGTCAGTTTCGCTACAGATGTGTTTAGTGCAGATGCAATTTGTATTAATCTTTCAATATCTATCCTAATGACTCCGTTCTCGTAACGATGGATTGTTTTCTTTGTCAGACCCATTTTCCCAGCCAGAGACTCCAGAGTGTCATTTTGAAGTTTGCGATATTTTTCTATGTTCTTGCCCACTAATATATAGAATTGTTCTGAGTTGAATTCCTCACCCATATTTACACCTCATTTTATACTTATATGTAAGTCCTCAAAATTTCCCTTAGCAGACTTCAGTTCAATTCCCATTTGTTCTAATCCGTTTCTAAATTCCAATATCTTAGAAGTATCACGAAACAGCCTGGAGGGTTCATATACCAAAACTTTTTCAAATTTTTCTTCGCTTGCATCTTCCATGAGCTGCAATAAGCTTGGACGATCAAAACCTATACCACTGAAGCCAATATCCTCAAATATCTCAACAAGTTCATCGCTTTGGTCTAATGCTTGTATACAGAGTTCTTTTTGAACTTCAACTGTTTGTGATTTGTTTCCGACTCTACAATAGATAACTGTTTTCATTTTCGCTCAATCCCTCCGAGGCTAATTTTAGTATTTACGTGCTTAACCGAACAAAGATCTTTTCGCAACATCTACCAACAATGCCTTGGTTAACTCAAAAGGCAGACTCAAAAAATCCATTCCTTTTTTCTTTGCAATCTCTTTAGCTTCACTAACAACAACTTCATTTCTAGCAGCATCAAGAAATTCATGCCCCTCCCATGTCATACTCCTAACGTAAAATTCAAAAGGATTTAGACCTCCTTTAGCCTCAACGTACCCAGCATCCTTAAGTAGTTTGACCTGATATTGTACAATTTCACGATCCTCAACACTGTCGTGACCCTCGATTTCTACAACTATACTATTGGTAGCCGTATTGTGTTCTTCTATGTACTTCAATATTTTGATAATTAGATCCATGTCTCTCTTCATATATACCCCCACCATTCATTATAAAATGTATGTTTGATAAGGTCATAAGTATTTAATCCTCAAATATACCTCTTCTCTACTTAAATAGGAGCGTTTTAGAAAGTGCTCACCGATAGGTTTGAGGTTCCCTTGATTTCTTGCATCTTCTTTTAAATCAATTTCTTTTGATAATCTAGAGGCTAGGTAGGTAAGCCAATACTCCGTTTTTTGACGTCCCATATTCTTAAGAACATTCCTATCAGCTTCAAGTTCATAAGTACTCACTACACCGAATTCCACTTTGTCTAATCTCCCCTGAGAAGTAAATGGATTATCGTTAATGATATGACCCATTTCATGAAACAGTGAACACCAGTCTAAAGTAAGCTCATTCGATGTACACAAAAACACTAATCCCTTATTTGAAAAGTCGGGTCCATCTATAGATTTCCAATTCTGGTTCTCAAAATTTGTGCAAAATGAATGACCTCGCTTGTTATATCTTATTATTGGGGTTTCTTCAAAAAGAAAATAGTCAAATACAATCTCTTTCCCTTCTTTACCTATAACAGAGAATTGAGTTTCAAAGATCATATCCTGCTCCATACAGGCACCTCATAACCAATAAATTATTATTCCTTTTTAGAACGTCAATTGATCATAAATCTTGACGAAAATCTTGGCTATATTTTTCGCATCATCGATTCCTCTATGATGAATTCCCTCCAAGGGCAAATCCAGCATCTTTAAAGCTCTTTCCATACCAATGCCTTTCTCCACACCAATTATCTTTCCATGTTGGTGTTTAATACTTATATGTTTTTTAAGCCATTCGGTATCCAACTTATGTAGCTCACAATCTTTTTTCAGTTGACTTTTATCATAGAATCCCCATGAACAAAGGTAATATTGTTCGTTCTCTCCTATCCATTCTTTGAACTTGTAAATGGCCTGTGAGAATCCTGGTGCCGTATCTACATCTTCTTGTGTGATTGAGGTGAGTTTTTTACAGAAATCAGATAGTTGCAGATTTAGTTTAGGTTTGATGAATGTTTGAAATTCACTAACAATTTCAAGTTTATCATTTACTTTTACAGCTCCGATTTCATTAATCTCATTTTGTTTTGTATGATCATTTTCCCAACAAGTAGCTTCCAAATCAAAAATAATGTAATCCATTATATTCTCCTTTTTTGTTTAAAATATTTGATTTATCAACTTTTATAATATATAGGCCTACCACTTCTCCATGTCATTTAGTGTTATCCCCAACTCGTTCAAGACTATATCTAGCAAATGTGATGCCCCTGTGACTCCACCGCAATAATCGGGCGAAATAGCGATAGTTATCAAATCCCATGGATACAATTTATTCAAACCTTTAACATATTCTCTTATTGTTATTTCTGGAACAAAATCAGACTCTCCCATTGTATCGCTATTATTGAATGCATCAATATCAAGATCTAGAATAGCAGACCGATTACCCAGATACTCTGCAAAACTGTTCTTATTGTATGAATTCAGAAATTCTCCAGTATGACGGAATAGTTTTGAACTATACTTACAATTACCAGGGAGACAATGTGCATACTCTTCTCGTACATCTGATATTTCGTTCAGTTCTTGATTGTCTCTTGATATAAAAACCACTTCTTCAATGGTTCCTCTTCCTATTGATGCCCAAATGAAATTGTCTATGTGCATCAAATTAGACTCAGGGACTTGCCCCAATGATCTGTCATAACTTCTACTTACCTTCATGATATCTTCCTTGGATTTTGCCTCAAATAAACCTCTTACAATTAGTCCATCTGGCACATCATCAAAATGTGAATCGACATGAACAACTAATGAACCCTCTTGAATTCTATCTTCTGCTTTAGATATTTCCCATGCAGCAAATGACCAGTTATGGTCTCTCATAATGTAAACTCGTTTGTCTTTGGACTGCAACTTCCATTCAATGTCTTTGCTCCAAGGGTAGCTCATATACTGTCCTCCTAACCACGTTCTTAATTTGCCGTGTCACCTAATGAAATGCCACTTTTATTAAGTTTGTTTTCTTAGTGCAATCTGAGCTTTGAGAATTTTCGCTGCTCTGTTTTCGCTGAAGTCGCAAAATCCCTTTTCCCAACGATCTGGATTGCCAAACTTATTTACCGCCATGCGTTTATTTTCAACTTTAAATTGAAGCCAACTTTCTGGATTTAGCTTATTCTCAACAATATATAGACGAATGGCAGCAATCAAATTCTCGGTTGATGTTCTATAAATCATATCTTGATCTAAGTATTCTTGATGTGTATCGATAATCTCTTTCGCCTTTTCCTCAACTTCAAAATCCGTATATGATTTACCTGATTTTATGTACTCAATCGTTAACACTTATTATCATCTCTCCTTCTTAATCAAAGTCATATTTTATTTAATTACTTCGTAAGTTGCTTCTTGTTGATTGCAGATATGAAATTCGTCTCCTTCATCGTCTATAACAATTACGATTTCACATTTATATCCATCATCGGAAGTATCTTTTTCACCAATAACATCATACTCTTTTCCGATTGTAAAATATTTAATATTGTCTGTATTTATGATTCCAATTTTCTTCATAAATAGATCATGCCTCTTTTCGAAATGAAAGTCATTTCCATTAAAGTTCAACCATTTCTACAGAGTACTCGCCCTCTTCTTCAAATTGTTGATGCAGCCATTCAGCATGTTTTCTGTCGGTTCGCAAAAACTCTGATTCCGTTGATGTGAAAGAATTTGTTTTTGAAAGGTGTTTTCTTGTTTCTTGATCTATAATTCCGTATTTCATAATTCATCTCCTTACCTAAGAGGGCATAGTTTAATTAATTTGTCTTACTCCCTCGAACACATCGCATTCCTTTTGTGCGGCCAACTTACTCCCAAACTTCAGGGCTTCATTAATATCGATTGTATATTCTTCCGATAGCGAGCTAATAACTCTCTTCAAATACTCACCCTGCATATTTACGATAACCCATTTTTCTTCCATTTCGATGCTCCATTCCACTTGAACTTCACATTTTATTTACTCTTTTATGTAATTGATAATCTCATCCATAAACTTTGTAAAGTTTTCTTTAGTTAATTGCTCATCACTCTCTAATACTTTCTCTTTTGCACCTTCGCATGAATCGAGGATCATTTTCAATTTCCATTCTGGAGTTCTTTGCATCTTTCTCTCTCCTTTCCCATGAAAGATTGTTTTTATCATCTTTCGTCTTGAATTATTTCACGTAATATTTTCCTAATGTTCTTTTCTCATATGCTTCTTTGGGATCACGTGTAAAAAATGATTTTGTTTCGTTTTTCGATCTTTCCCAATCATGTTTCAACAGGATACCAATACTATCTCGCAGATCATCAAAGGTTTTCACGCTTTCATCACCACTCTCTATGGTCTTTAATAATTCAATGATGTGCAAATCAAGAGCATTTTTCTCTTCTGTGAGGGGATTAAGATTTAGTATTAGCAAAGTTGTTAATTCCTTTAGAGTAAGATTATTATCCTCCTTATACTTCCCAGAATATAGAACAGATAAGGTTTGTTTTATTTCTTTTCTCCATGCTGCTCTTTCCTCTGTTATATACTTAAGAGACATTGTTTTATTGTTATTTGATCTTGAGACAATGGCAGAAATTATTGCAGCAGCGACTACAGGTGCAATAAAGGCAGTAATAAGGATATCCATCTAATCAGCACTCCCAATGTTATAATCTATTTGTAACAGCAATGATAAAATCGTGGATCTTCATTTCTGCAACATTTTCTAAATCGTTTAATTTGATAGAGTAGCTGGTTTCGATTTCTTCAATGATTTCATAGAGTCCATCTTCATCTGCGAAGACTCCCATAGTAGCGGCCACATTAATTCTATTTACTTGAAAATGATCGGTAATAAACTGTGCAATTTCATTATACATGTTTGCTCATCTCCTTCTAAAAAGCTAAATTTATCGTCTTATTCTTCTCTCTTTTTATGCTTCTCAACAAATGCTTGAAGGGAGCACAGAACTTTTTCAGCCTCGTCTAAGGTTAAGTAGGCGTTATATTCATCATACCTAAGATTGTTTCTAGGCGACACCGCAAATTTCTCTAGGTTAAACAGATCATTTTTATCATGATATACTTCCAATATTGATTTCATCGAGCTTGGTCCCTCAACCAACAATACATAATCTTCAATACCTTGACGCTTGATTGTAAGTTCATCCAAAGGCGCTTTTCTTTTTTCTCCGAATGTTTCTTCCTCTCTACGATTTATGTAGTCATTGATTTCACTACCTACAAAACCAAGTGTAGAATTATTCATCTCTACACCATTTTCATTTATAATCATTGTTCTATCGGCTTCTGGGCTATAGACAATCTTCCACTCATGCCTTGTTAACTCATTTATTTGCTCTTTAAATAAACTTTCCTTATTGTTTTTCACCGTTGCTTCTTCTCTCCTAATAAAAGACTCATTTCGTAGCACTCTCTACCTCAACACTTAGTTTTACTTTATCGCCCTCAACCAACATATAATGTCCACTTTTCATCAACAGCCTATCAATTTCCAGAATTAAATCTGATGATAAACCACTTCCATTTGTGTTAACAATATTCTGTTTACCATTCTGAGATACAACTTCGCCTTCAAAAGTTACCTTTACCACTTTCTCCACTCCTCTATTTTCAGTAAAAGAATTGTTTGATCATTATTTAACATAGCTGTTGAAAAGCAAATCTATTAGCACCATGTAAAAGGAAAATATTAATGACAACAAAGAAAGTCCAATGCCCCATGCTAAAATAATTCCTAGAAAATAAGAAAAAGACAGTTTAGTTTTGAAATTTTTTGGGTTCGATGCATAAATCATTCCACCAATTATTAGCAGGGAAGCCACAATTAAAAGTGTAGTTAGTAAGAAAAGGAGTGATAATTGAAATAAATCTAATTTTAAAATTTTCCCTAGAGAAATATTTGCATAAAAGTATACTCCTGACACCCCAAATATCGTAAACAAACTACTCACAATTCCCAACTTGTCTGAAGCAGTTCCATTAGCAAAATCTAACCACAGATTATATAAAAATCCTTTTCCCTTATTTGGTTCCTCATTCATCATTTAATCTCTTTTCTTAATAAAAGTATTATTTGATCAGGTTATCAATTTTCTTATGTACCCTTACTTCATATTCTCCGGCATCATTTTTTTTGGCAACGACTGATAGAACATAGTCCTTGTATTCATCTGTGATATATGACTTATAAATTGCCCAATGAACGTCTTCGGGGTAATGGGAATATCCAACATCAAAGAACCATCTCGCATCGGTGTCTTTGATGTCATTAACAAATAACCATATGCGTCCTGCACAAGGACAATTGTCATTAAACTCTTCTTCCGTTTTATGTATCTCTCTTCTCATGTTGGCCTCCTAAATGAACTTGTGATTTGACCACTTATTATGTATTCGTTGAGCAGTTAAATTTATCCTCTTCTATATACAATAATACACTCAATCTTAACAAATGTATATACTTATTTTTAGTTTGTAAATTTTATTCACCTCTTCAATTTCAATATATCTATATTCAAAAGCTCCGCAACTTTCATCTCTATTTCAGCCTTGATTCGATTCATAAAAATCACCTTCCTTCCCTTGTATCCACGGCATATAAAATCGGCTCTAAGCTCTTCTCTATCATGTTCCTGGTCAATTATCTTAATCCCCCTCTTACGCAGCTCCTGACGGATTACAGAGTGTTCCTGACTCACCTTATCCATTAATGATTCCATATGCAAAACAAATAACTCGCCAAATCTTAGCTGCGAGTTATTTGTGGTCTTAATGTTGTCTTGGAGCACATCTAGCATAAATGGCATAATTAGATGTATTTTAATTAATTCATGTTCTTCTTCGCTTGGTATTTGCATCTTAATTCCTCCTTACATCGAATCCAATCCATATTCAATCAATTCTACTGACAAGACTTCATCAAAGTCTATCCATTCATAACCCTCTTCGATTTCAAGTCTGAATTTGCTCGAAATCTCACTCACTGATTTCACAACCCCCAATATTGTCCTGTCCTCATAATCTCCATATATCTTCACCTTTATTAGTTCACGATTCGCAAACGAGGATGAGATGTTCTGGTTAATGATTTCAATTTCATCACTATGTAATACTGGTTTCATTTTCTTCTGCAAAGCCGTTCTGTGTTCATTAATTCGCTCTTTGTGTTGGGGCAACATCATCCTACTAGCCTCCCACATTCCATTCCCCTGGAGTTTCTTGCTCATTTAGCATGACCTCCTATCTTAGATGCTCTCTCAATGGCCTGCCCTGCATCAGTTAATGAACTGGCTCGAAGGATGGCTATATCTCCAAACCGATCCTTAATATCATCCATAACCTTGTCTACGGCTCTTAAATGCTCCTTGTCATCAAATAGTGTCAACTGATATGTGCTGTCCTCAACTAAATCAGAGAGCGACACTCCAACTCTTCTAACAGGCTCTCTATCCCAGTAATCATAAAACAATTTCTTAACCACTTTATATACGTCTAAAGTAATGTTTGTTGGGTCAGGAACCTTAACTTGGCGATGGAAGCCTGTTTTATGGTCAAAATCAGTCCCACTAATGCCCACCGATATAACCGAACCCATAAGCCCTTTTTTTCTGGCTCTACGGCACACCTCGGTGCAGATATCCAATAGCACAACTTCGATTTCACTTGCAAGGTAATAATCCCTAGGAAGCGTCATCCCATTTCCTATGTCCTTCTGAAGATTATGAGTGTTAACCGATACTGGTGAACTGTCCATGCCATTTGCTGTTCTCCAAATGACTTCTCCGTTGACTCCCCACTTCTTGCGAAGCACAGATAGAGCTGTCTTAGCTATATCCCCAATTGTGAAAATCCCCATCTTCCAAAGATGCTTCTCCATGCGAGAACCGACTCCCCACATTTCCCGAACAGGATTCTGCCAGATTTTTTGATTCAGTTCACCTTTTTTCAATTCAAATACTCCACCTGGAATCTTCTTGGCAATCATATCGCAACATAGTTTTGCTAAGATTTTGTTCTCTCCAATTCCAGCACGAGCATAGATGCCAGTTTCACTATAGATTTTTGCTTGAATTTGCTTAGCTAAGTCATATGGATTATCTGAAAACAGATGCATTGAACCTGTAAATTCACAAAACATCTCATCTATACTGTATGGCTCGACTAAATCAGTAAACGACTCGATTATCTCTACGATTTGCATCGATACATTGATGTATTCCTGCATATGAGGCTTTACCACAATCAGTTCTGGACACTTTTTTAGTGATTCCCACAAGCCTTCAGCAGTCTTTACGCCTTTAGCCTTGGCTAGTGGGCAAGCAGCTAATATAATTCCCGATCTTTTGGCTGGATCACCAGCTACAACTAAAGGTTTATCTTTGTATTCTGGATGTTTAGCCTTTTCAACACTTGCATAAAAACTTTGCATGTCAATCAACATGACCGTTCTTTGCTTCTTTGCCATGCAAAAAACCCCTTTTATAAGAACGTGCGTTTGTGTTTCGTATATGTATTATATACCGAACACACGTTCCTTATGCAAGAGGTAATTTTTCACTTACGTATTTTGTTTGATGAATCGATACTTTTATCAAGAACAGTGCTTCTCTACAAGATTATAAATCATGCTTGTGTCGTTAAGCGAACCTACTTCAGTCCATCCTTTTTCATCGTTGTCAACACTCCAACCATGCTCATCACACATGACCTCTAATCCACATGTATGTTCGAATGTTTGCCAAGGAGCAGATTCTACAAAGCCATTATCAAGCAGGTATTTTCTTAATCCATAATTCATCATTAATTAAGCTCTTTCAACGCTTTTTCATATTTCTGCACTCTTTTAAAGTCTTCTTCAGATGGATTCTGAATTCTGCTTAAATCCATGTTATCTTCGATATCTGCCATTTTAACTCTTCTAGCCAGCTCGTTTTCTTTACATCGTCTAATAAAATCCATATAGGATTCGTTAAGATTTCTTGTTAGTGCAAGAATAGCATTTACTATTTCCTCAGAAAAAACTGTTCTCAATTCACTTATTAGAACATTAGTGTCTTCAATTACATCATGAAGAACAGCAACTATTCTTTCTTCATTGGAATCCATTTTCAACATAATTCTTAATGGATGAAGAATATACGGATTACCGCCTTTATCAAATTGACCAACATGAGCAGTTGTAGCTATACAAATGGCCTGACTTAAACTATTCACAATTGCACCTCCCAATATCTCTTAAATGCTCTTAATTACTCTGTTTTTCTAATTCATATTTTTGATAAAAGCCCAATTTCATCTGGTTAACGTTTTTTATCATTTTCCTCTGATCTTAAGACATACTTTATTTTGCTTCCTTATGTCAAATGGCACAAAAACCCCTTTTATCAACAATACAATAACAACATCTCATACATATTCTTGGGTACTTCGCTTCCAACCTAAGAATTTGTCTCTCTCCCAATTTCAATCGCCTCCTACCAATCAATAACTTTCATCGACCACAACTTCACTCACAGGCTTCCACAAAGATGCTTCATGAGTCCACTTCATAAATAAGTCCTTATCCCTCCAGGCTAATGAAGCTTCAATCAGTGTTGGAATATCATCCGGAGAAATCATGACTTCCTCATCTGTCCATACATCATCTTCCGGAACGTTTATAATGCCGAAGTATGCCGGGATAGTAGAATGAATCAGCTTATGGTCTCCGTTGTCCGCCAGCAGAAAGCCTTTGTACTTCTGTCCCTTGTAAACTCCGCAAACCCATTCTCCAGGCTTCATTATCTTTCCCCCTGGTTATCATCAACTCTTTTCAAACTCGATTGAGGCCACCACCCAGGAATCTTTTCCAGCTTGTATAACAACATGTTTCCTAGACCTGTACTGTGAGATGTCACTTTCGCTCTCTCTCCAATGCGCGCATACCCATCAGTAATTTCCACCAGTGATTCTAGTTCGAAATCAAATGGTGACTTTTCTCCCCTCAAGCGCCGAATGATCTCATTTTTGTACTCTTCAGCAAACTCATAATCTCCAGCACGGCAAGCAATCTCAAACTCAGACACCAATTCGACACTATCACATACTTCTGGTTCTCTTCCTGGTCCCATATAGACCTCCTTCTCTTTTGTGTGAGCATGAAACTTTTCACGTACGCGCTCCATACCGACACTCTCTGCTCTTTCTGGATTAGATGCAATATCTTCAAAAGCTCTAGCCTCTTCTTCGTTTAATACAGTAGTTGTGGGCCTGATTGATTTAATCTGCGTCACCGTCTCAAGCGATGGGAATAAGTGTTGTAGTTGCTCATCGTCATACAACAGCGTTCCTTCACCATTGCAGATTTCGCAAGGCTCTAAGGTAGGGGCTTCGTCATTATGTGGTGTCCAAAGGTTATTTTCACCATCGCAATTGAAGCAAACGTGACGTGTCAATGTAACCGAGGTATTTCTGTAAAGGATGGCTAACACGTTCTTCATATAATCTATCATCAAACTTCCACCCACCTCTTTTGAATCGTAGAGTGGATATTCTTTGATGCAATGCTTTAATGCTTCCTTTAATTTTTGTTTTCGTCTCTCTGCCTCCGCCAATGTTGCTCGTAATTCTAATATCTCCTGATCTTTGCTGTTGGTCATTTCTTAAGCTTCTCCTTTGTTTTCAAATAATATTATTCAGTCTATCTTTCTGCGACTACCTCGGAGTTATCGGAATGGTTTGACTTTTCATCTTTATTTCTTTTGATCCGAAACGTATAGAATGTATTCGCTCGCTGGCATCCATATCCATGTTTTTGAGTACTTTTCAAAAAACAAAAATTGTGTTGATCCATTTTTTAGTTGCTGTACTCCATAAACATTCCAAGTTAATGTTGAATTATAAATCGAGGCTACTTTAAACATTATTTACTCTCACCTTCCAGTCATCTTGCAATAAATATTGTCTTTAGTTCAGCCTATCTATTGCCCATTTAAGAAAAGTATTAATTGTGCAGTTCTTTATTTTATGCTCGCAGTGTGAATGGTGTGGTCGTTCTATGTATGATATTCTTTTAGTCTCTTGATTTATTTTTGTTATTTTTCTGATAACATTATAATCTCCATACAGTCCGCCAATTACAAGATCGATCATATAAAACCTCCTTCTCTCTTATTGGATATCAATAAAATGTTGAATTATCAGCAATTTTCAATTGATTCTCTGTCCCATAAGTATAATAGTTCGGCAGGTTTTCTGAGATTAATAAGACAAGTAAAAATGCATGGCCCAGAACTCCAAGGTTCTGCTTGCATTACTTCGGCATATGTTTCAAAATCCTCCATTTCAATACCATCATAATCGTATGTATTTTTAACTTTAAATATCATGAATTCTACGGGTTCTCCGGCGATACCTTCCGTACCTTTGTATGTTGCAATAATTTCAGCATCTTCCACTCTCTCTTTTGCTTCTTTTGACAATCCAAAAAACTGTGTAAATCGAGCCATCTTAGCATCTCCTAATTTTAATTTTATTTTGATAAACTATGTATTTGATCAAAACTATAACTTTCTACCGCACACTGGACAAAAATTTATTTTCACCCCATATAATGAGTGCGAAACACTTCCACCCACAACATTATCTTCTAGGTGGTTAGCTCCATTTATAAACACATTATAATCACTTAGTTGTGCCTTCATTAAAGGTTCTCTGTCAACGAATGGTCTTCCAGTGCAATATTTACAAATTTCTTTCGTCTGTTCTCCATTCTGCTTATCCATTTCAATAATTACGTTTTCCATTTCCGCAATGATCTCTCTCAACTTATCAGAAGCCCAAGTTGTTCCTCCGCGACCACCAAAATTCAACCCACTATGTAGTATGTATGGATGATGAGATGAATCTTTATTGCCATCATTCTTCTTGATTGTTCCAGATACATAATTTCCTTTTACGATAATTTCATTACTGAACATTTTTCAATTCCTCCTCTAAATCATTAAGTTCACATGCTGAATCGACACAGATATCAAAGCTCTGTAGAAATACTGCTTCTGCATCGGATAGTTCGCCGCCATCATCTAATTTGTCATGTAATTCGTCTGCTAAATCAAATAGTGAATCCATCATTACATCAAAACACTGAAAACTGCACTCCTCTTTCTCCTTAAAAATTAGTTCATTTTGATTTTTATTCATCATTGATCTCCCTTTATGTTTATTTATAAAACACGCATTTCATCGTTTCTTATATATTTCTATTTTGGTTTTGTTGTGATACTCCTCAAATGCTTTCTCTTCTTGTTCCGTAAGACTTAACTCATGATCAAAGCCATAGCCAGTAACACATCCAGCCAAATAGTAATACTTCAGATATAGTTCGAGATCCTTATTCTTAAGGTATGGCATCTTTCTCCCTCATTTCATTTTATACAAACTAACTTCGTAATCCTCAAACACTTCATCGATAATCTTATAAACAACATCCCAATCTCCATTAGCCAAGCCACAGCCAATCATCCAGGGAAGTGCAACGCTTAAATTATGCTTAACTGCTCTAACTTTTAGGGATATTAAGCCTTCCCTCAATGCATCATAATCAGTATATCTAACTTTCTGTTTGCCGTAATTCAACTGCCCAAAAATGTTAGCAGTATATTTGCCCCCTGTTTTAACGATATGACACTTACCAAGCAAATCATGCGGATTGTGGTTTTTGCAGAACTGCTTATATGAAGGATATAGGTTTGAGTATTTATCCCTCAAAGATTTAGCGATGCCTGATCTCATCACGGATTGACAATTTACTTGGTGGCCTAATATGTCTTCAGATGCTTCAAGCAGATTTCCCTCAACAATTTTAATCATCTATTTTTTCTCCTTTAAACCCACTTAGGATTCAATCCACACTTCCCATAGATATCTTTTATTTTTTCACCAACTTCAATATATTTAACATTTATCTCTTGAACCAAGGCTTCATTCTCAACTGCCTGATTGATAACTCCTTGCAATGTCAACACGTTCTGCCATGCTTTTCGTTCTTTAAATTCCTCATATGTATAAGCATAACGATGACCATATTTGTCCATAGGATGCACAATATCTTTGATCTGTGTATATAGTTTAGATTGATTGCCCATTAGTGCGTTTAACTCATGCCATAGAGATTCATATTCTGTCTTTAGTTCAATATATGAATCAGTCATATTTCCCTTGATAATTTCACAAGGAACGCTAAAATCACTATTTTTCATTCTTAATCCCTCCATGAATCAAATTAGGTCTCCCTTTGGATCATTGATTTCTGAATAATATTTAATATGTTTGAGTGGATAAACGTCATCCATCCATTCAAGTTGATCTTTATATTTTCTCAACTCAGCAAAATAGGTATGCATACCATCATGAACAATGTACTCTTTGTTTAAGATTATTTCACTCTTATTTGTATAGACCTTCCAATCAATCATTTCAAATCCTCCTCAAAGTTTTGATAAAACGTGCCTTTTATGCCAACTCCGTTACCTTTATTTTAAATACTAAATCACAACCGTCTAACTTATTCTCATACATCGTTTTCCCCGAAATGGAGTCATAGTGTATCAATGTTCCTAATTCAGTTTTATTCATTCTTTCGAACTCTGACAAAGCGTCATTGATGGATGCACAATCAACCGCTAGACAAGTCGGCTTATTCCACTTGTATGCATCGCTTCTATTGGCGATTAAATCAAAAAAATATCTCTTCATTTTTCATTGCTCCCCTTTCTAGGTAAAAGAACTATTCTATCACCTAATGTTCAAAACAATATTTATTACCACTTCTTAAGAAGCCCATGTTGATTAGTTTCCATAGATATTCAAACTGATTCACCATATGAGTGTACTTGCCCATAAACGCAGCCTTTTCTTCATCGTATTCAATTTCTACATTTACATATCCATTAGACATCGTATCGCCTTCCCAAATCTCGGAGCCGCCATTATCACACTTGTTACTACAAACCATTGATATTTCATCTTGTTGAAAATCCGTAAAGTCATGAATGTTCTGTTCCTCAAAAAAATAGAAATCTTCAATGTAATACATTTCATTGTGCTTTTTGTCATACACTCTTACTTTCATATCCATTATGTATTCTCCTTCAAACAAAAAATGATATAACTGACCTTGCATGAGTCAATTATATCATCCTGTTTTTATAATGTATATAGTTATTTTTAGTTTAATATTCTGTTTCCTTATTCACCTTCCAGTCATACTTGTCTCCACGCACTTGAAGATTAATAAAGTCAATTGGACTACCGTCTTCATCAACATATGTTAATTTACCATCAACTGTTGAAGTTTTCAACGTATCCTTAAACTCAGCCCACTTAACTTCTTCAATAGTTTTAATCATTGATGGGTTACTCTCTTTAACATATTTGACGAATACTTCATCGTCTTTAGCTTTGGCAATTTCTTTGCCATTCACAGTAATAACTGGCTGCTGAGTGCGACAAGTCAGGTTGCGATAAGGAAGTTTAATCGTTAGACTGAGCTTCTTCTCCTTCTTACCCTTGAGTTTAAGATCCTCATTCTCCGCTTTCTCTTTACCAATTTTCTTCTCATGCCATAAATGTAGATGCTCTTTAAAGAACGTAATTTCACTTTTACTGTTTTTCGTTGATTCTTCTTTCCATATCTTCAGCTTCTCGATTTTTTCTTCAAGTGCCTTGATATTGGAATCGGCCACATTTTCAATTTCAAATATCTTAATTTCCTTCTCATGAATTTTCTCATCAGCCCATACAGCGGTTTCTAGGTCGTTGATTCTCCATGATTGATCTTGTTGGATAATGTAGGTATCGTCTTGATCATCAATTAATTCACTTACTTCATGTTGATAATTAACTGCTTCCATATTACTTAATCATCCTTTATATGTATATTTATCTTCGTAAAACTTCTGTTTTATCAGATCTCAGTCACTGCTTCCAACTCTTCGATAATTTCTATGATTCGTGATTCAATTCGTTTCTTCTCTTCAGTCAAGTAATCAATCTTGTCTTGCCTCTCCCATACCTTGAGGTATTCCATAACTGCAATAGCTTTAGGTAGTTGTGGTGCTATGAAGAAATCTTCCCACAAATCTACTAATTCAGTTACAAATTCTAAGGGAGAACCACTCCAACCCCTATCATAATCAAGGGTGACAATAAAACTTCTCTCAAGTGAAGTTGGAGCGTCATCTCTAAAGGTAAAGGTGTAACATGCTTGTTCGTTTGGGTCTCCCAGATAATATCTGCCTTGTCTTCGCACTACTCTATTCAAACTATCACTCTCTCGTTTCTTGATAAACTTTAGATTTTATTAACTCTGATAAGCTGCGCAATAGCCAAGAACAAATATTTTAAAATTAATATACAACTCTTCAATGCTTTCTGCCGAAGTCAAAATTGTTGGACACCCACAAAACAGTGGAAATCTAAACTCTTTAGAGTAGCCCTTTGCATCCATAAAAATTGTAAATGCATCAAGAAGCTCCATCAGATACTCACACTCTTCATTCTGCTTCTTGAACATATAGTGCGTTTCAATTCCAAGTAAGTAGCGTTTAATTTTTCTATCATATGTAATGTCTATATCATTCATAGAATATAAATTAGAATCCTTGCCACTCAAGTCATTCCACGATTGGATTCCCCAGATATGTTTCAATGAACCAATGTTGTATTCATTGTCTTCATAATCTGGATAGAGTCTTTTACATCTATTTACTTCGATATAGTGCTGAATATCCCATAGTTTATCTCTAAAAAACCATTTTATTTGATTTATAATTTTCACTCTTTATCTCCTTTGGCCTCTCACAAACTTATGTATTTGAATCATTTCTTTTAAGCTCCTCTTCATCATCAACTCGTCAACTTCATCCATAATCTGATACATGGCCTCTTGATGGTCTTCTCTCATTGATGAAGGACAATCTAGTTGATCTGGTGTTGCTGCACTATATAACTCTTCACTTTCAGGACAGCATGATTCAAAAGCATTCCATAAACAATGTGTGTTATTACACTTCACAGCTTTCCACCTTTCTATGCCCGTGTCTTCCTGCTACCAAATCATCAATTGTCGTTTAAAATAAATATCCATTTGCAGTTCTCCAAAAAATTATATCAGCGGTTGGGTAAACACCATTACCACAATCAGGGCAGCATCTCTTTGGATTAGTTTTTTTAAATTTTACAATTTTTGGTTTATTCCCTTTCCACCCACAATTACACATCAGTCTGATTGGCTCTGG